TTCCGATCTTGATAGAACTTACCGATGCAGGAGAATGGACAGGTAATATAGTAGCTCTTCCTAATAATAGGGTAAGAGTTACAAACCCTGCTCTTTGGGAATGTGGCGAAGGTGCTCCAGATTTTAGACCTAGCCAATGGGTTCTTAGTGCAGAGTGTGACAGTAGTTATATGGACCCTGAAGTTACATTTGACAACTTATACGCGGAGAATGGTGATGGCTACGACAAGGAGTAGGGTACGTAAAGGACGGGCTGAGAAAAGACCTTTTGAAAAAGTAGAGAAAAAAGAAGACACTGAAACTAAAGTGACTCGTAGGGGTAAAAGAACTGTTCCAAAGCCTTTTGAAAAAGTAGAAAAGAAAAAAGATACAAAGCCTTTTAAAAAAGTAGAAAAGGAAAGAACTACAAAACCTATGAGTAGAGCCGTGATTGGCGAAGGTTTTAATATAGGTAAGGCAGAAAAGAAGGCTACAGAACTTGGAAAAAAGGCAGACACTGTAGCCAAGAAAAGTAAAGAAGTTTTGGCTGACAAACCAAAAACACCTCCTAAACCTCCACCAAAAGTTAAAGCAGATAAAAGCACTCCAGATTATAAAAGCTACAAAAGTCTGGCAGCCGCAAAAAAAGCAGGGTCTTTATACTATGATAAAGATGGTAAGAAAATGGCAGCAGTTACTAAGGAAGACTTAAAAGAAAGTGGAATGAGTTTACGTGATTATTTGAACAAAGAAGAAGGTAAAAAACGTTCTGGTAAGTTTATTACCTCTAGCAAAGAAGAGATGGAGATGGATAGACCTAGAGTAACTATGCCCAAAATGAAAAAAGGAGGCAAGATGACTCCTAAGGAAAAATCGGTCGCTGATGCCCGTAGACGTTTAATGCTCGCTGGTACCCCAATGTATGAAAAAGATCGCGGTGCGAGAATAAAAGCACCAAAAGAGGGATTAAAAGGACCAACACGATCTGAAATTGCTGCAAGAAAAGCTGAAATTGCTGCAAAAAAAGAAAAGTATAAAGATTCTGAAGGTAAAAAAGGTGGAGGCATGATGAAGACTAAAGGATATTCTATGGGAGGACTTAAAAAGCCTACCGCTGATCAGAAAGGTTTGAAGAAGTTACCTACGGAAGTTCGTAACAAGATGGGTTATATGAAAGGAGGAGGTATGATGAAGACTAAGGGCTATGCCAAAGGCGGTATGAAAACTAAGGGTTACGCTAAAGGCGGTATGAAAAAGATGATGGGTGGTGGCATGGCTATGGGTATGGACCCCCGTAAGAAACGTAAAGATATGATGGGTCTTGGTGCTGCTACTACACCTATGATGGAGGGCGGTGGCATGATGAAGACTAAGATGAACACCAAAGGAGGTATGAAAGGTGGCGGCATGATGAAAACCAAAGGGTATGCCAAAGGTTCTACGGTAAAAACCAAAGGTGGAGTTCGCGGTGCTGGTATTGCTCGTAAAGGTGTACGTAAAGCGAAGATGTTATAATGAGAAGGTATTACAAAAGTGGGGGTAAGATATGCCCAAAAGGAAAAGCGTGGGCAAAACGCACCTTTGATACATACCCTTCTGCCTATGCAAATATGGCAGCCTCTAAATACTGTAAAGACCCTAATTACGCAAAGGGTGCTAAAGGTAAGAAGAAAAAATAATGGGTCAGTTAAAAGAATGGGTAAAACAAGACTGGGTTAGGATCGGCACAGATGGTAAAATTAAAGGTAAGTGTGGTACTTCTAAAGATAAGAAGAACCCGGATCGTTGCCTACCTAGAAGCAAAGCACAATCACTGAGTCAGAGTGAGAGGGCTACTACTGCCAGAAAGAAAAAGAAAGCTGGGGCAAAAGGAAAAACCGTGGTAGCAAACACACCAAAAGCTAAAGTAAGAAACATGAGAGAAGGTGGTTTAAATAAAGGTACACGATCTATAGCTAAAGGCTGCGGTGAAGTGATGGAAGGTAGACGTAAAAAAACTTTGTATGTGTAGGGAATAATTATGGCTACATCAGGTACTACCGCGTTTGATATGGATTTTACCGAAATAGCTGAAGAGGCTTGGGAAAGAGCTGGACGTGAGATGCGTTCTGGTTATGACCTTAGAACAGCCAGACGCTCTATGAACCTAATGACAATAGAGTGGCAGAACAGAGGTATAAATCTTTTTACTATAGATGAGGGCACTGTTAGTCTAATAGAAGGCACAGGACAGTATACTCTCCCCGCAGATACTATTGACTTATTAGAACAAGTCATACGCACCGATAGTGGCACCTATCCGACACAATCTGATCTTAACATAACACGTATTAGTGTAAGCACTTATGCTTCTATTCCTAACAAGTTAATACGTGGTAGACCCATACAGGTATACATAGAAAGGCTGGTGGATGCACCTAAAATAAATTTATGGCCTGTGCCGGACAAAAGTAATCACTATGTATTTAAGTATTATAGAATGCGTAGGATACAAGATGCTGGTAGTGGTATTGAAACAGCAGACATGAACTTTCGATTCTTACCGTGTCTTGTTGCAGGGCTTGCATACCATATAGCTATGAAAGATCCAGAACTTGCACCTAGAATACCTTTACTAAAAGAAACTTATGAAGAACAATTTGCTTTAGCTGCTGCTGAAGATAGGGTTAAGGCTCCAGCTAGATTTGTACCGCGTATAGGATATTCCTAATGTCTACTAGGTTTGCCTCTAACAAGCGTGCAATAGCTGAGTGCGATATTTGTGGTTTTCAATATAAGTTAAAAACCCTTAGAGATATAGTAGAGAAAGGTAGAAATACTCATTTAAAAGCCTGTAATGAATGTTGGAATGAAGATCACCCCCAACTTAAGTTAGGCGAGTTTCCTGTGTATGACCCACAAGCTATCCGTGACCCGAGACCTGATAAAAGTTTAGGTGATGCAGGGTCCACAAGTAGTAGGGTAACGCAGTGGGGGTGGAATCCAGTTGGCGGTCCTACATCCTTTTATGATAATCTAGTTCCAAATACTTTAGTAGGCACAGGCAGTGTAGGCACAGTTACGGTGACAACATGACTATGACATATGCACAGTTAAAAACAAACATTGAAGACATTGTAGAAAATTCATTTACTACAGATCAACTTAATTTATTTATACAACAAGCAGAACAAAAGATATATAACATTGTACAGTTTCCTGCCTTGCGTAAAAACGTAACTGGTACGATAACATCTGGAGTAAAGTATTTAACAGTGCCCACTGACTTTTTATATGTTTATAGTTTGTCAATTATTGATTCTAGTAGTAACTACATATTTCTTTTAAACAAAGATGTTAATTTCATACGAGAGGCTTACCCTGTTGCAGCCACCACAGGAGTTCCTAAACACTATGCTCTCTTTGACCAAACATCTTTTATTTTAGGCCCAACACCTAATAGTGCGTATACAACAGAATTACATTATGGGTACTATCCAGAATCTATTGTTACCGCTAGTTCTACCCCTTGGTTAGGCACTGAATTTGATTCAGCACTTCTTAACGGCTCTTTGGTAGAGGCTGCTAGGTTCTTAAAAAGTGAACAAGATATTACTGCTGTGTATGATAAAATGTACAATGATTCTCTTTTGCTATTAAAAAATCTGGGGGATGGTAAATTACGAGCTGATACATACCGTTCTGGACAACCTAGAATAGGTGTAAACTAATGTTTAATATTGAAATGGGTTTGTCGCAAACTGGAGTAGTAGGAGTAGAGACTACCGAGTATAAAGGGCATGATGTAGAGTTCTGGGCAGATCGAGCCACACAACGTATTGTATCTGTGGGGGGCGATTGTCATCCAGCAATACAGGAACAGGCAGAGGCATTTAAAAAGCAAGTGTTTAATACGATTGTTTTTTATATGAAAGAAGCAATTAAAAGTGATAGAACTACCTTATCTGGCACGTTAGAGAAAAACCAACAAGGTGATTTGGCAAAAATAATTAGGAGGATTTAATGTCTATATCTCAAGCGATGTGTACTAGCTTCAAAAAAGAACTGATGGAAGCAAAGCACAATTTTTTAAATAGTGGTGGTAATACATTTAAGTTGGCAATGTATACAAGCTCCGCAAGTCTTGGGGCAGGCACCACTGCTTATACCACTTCCAACGAAGTATCTGGAACAGGGTACACAGCAAAAGGTAACACGTTAACACGGGTTGATCCTACAACTAGCAGCACTACAGCGTTTACTGACTTCGCAGATACTACCTTTAGTTCAGCAACGTTGACTGCAAGAGGGGCATTAATCTTTAATGAAGATACTTCTGGCGATACATCTGTTTGTGTTCTTGACTTTGGTGGAGATAAGACCTCTACGGCAGGAGATTTTACTATAGTGTTCCCGACAGCAGATGCGAGTAATGCGATCATACGGATAGCGTAGTATGGCAAATATTAACGGTTGGGGTAGAGGTGCTTGGGGCGAAGGAGCTTGGGGCACAGCCTTACCTGTTAATGTTACAGGAGTAGTAGGAACCTCTGCTGTTGGCAGTGAGTCAGTAGTAGCCAAAGCAAACGTATCTGTTACGGGGGTGGCAGGGACTTCTGCTTTAGGTAGTGAGTCGGTAGTAGCAAAGGCTACTGTATCTG